TACAAACTCATATGACTTGGCTCGACAGATAAAGTAATATAGTTCTCGGCTGTTGGATCTGCCTTACCATGGCGATTCTTTACAACAGCAACTCTATAGACATTGGCTATGCCATCTAACGCTACGCTTAGTACCAGTTCAGGTAAGGCGGAGACCTTACCCATTAAAGCTTTACGTGGTGCTGGGTAGTTAGGCTTAGACATCTTTTCATTTTCAGATACATGGTGTAGAACTATGAATGCAGATTCATATTCTCTAGCCATGTAGTGGAAGGCAGACATTGCATCACGCAATGCTGTCCATTCATTGTCGCTGACTGCAGCGACATTCATTAAGTTATCAATATAAATTGCTGATGGTGGAGCACCGTGCAATTCAATCCAAGCTTCAATCTCTTCTTCGATATCTTGTAAAGAAGGAGACGGATCAAAACTAAAACGAATATGTGCAGCACCATCAGCCAGTGCATCTTCTAGGAGGACAGATGCCTCCGAGTCCATCATTCTTTCCACATCAGTCACTGGTCTATCCATAAGGATTGCACCTGCACGAAGAGCAATCGTTCGAGAATCAGAGTCTGCTGAAAAGTATAAGGCTGGAGTCTTGGATGTAATTGCGTACCATAAAGCAAGCATGGTCTTACCACCACCTGGCTGCGCTGCAACCAAGTGTAATTGTGCCTGACGGAATACAACTTGATTGCTGGTGAGTTGAGGTAGAACTTCAGGAAGGGCATGCCCTGCTGGAGATTCCACTCCTACTACTTGCAATAAGGTACGCATGGATTACTTAGTCCAGATTGTTTCGGCTTCTACTGCGCCTACTGTAAATGGCTTTGGTCCTTTTGCAGGATCAAACCAACCTACATAAGCTTTGCCAGCCTTGGAAGTACCCTTCTTCTTTGCATACTTACCACGACCATCTGGTAACTCTGGAGCATCTGGATGTCCATATGTCCATTCATTGCCGTACTTATCTTTGACAACCTCAATAGAGGTTGGTCCAGAACTAACCACTGTTGGATTTAATCCAGCATTGGTTAATGCTTGTACGGTTTTATCCATTGATGTCATACCGCCACGACCACCAAGTGCAGTCTGTAGTTCGGTTGCTGCTTTGATTGCCTCAATAGCAGCCAGCATGTTGGTAGCAAACTCTTCAGCACTATCACCTCGGACGGTGAATAGGTCTGTACTGTTTAGCTTACCTGTGTATGAGAACTTAGATTCAGTCATCTAGTTCGTCCTTTCTTTCCCTTTGTTGTTGGTATTTGCAGTGGGAAATCTTTACTGCCCATCGCTGGGCATTTATCTTGGAACGAACACATCCGACATGAATCACCTACGGATGGTGGAAACCATCCGTTCAATACCGAATGGTTCATTGCACCAAATACATATTCAAAATAATCTATAGTCAGGTGCGACAGATCTATAAGATCGTCAAGCGTACCTGATCTTGTCATAAAGAATGCGCCCCACTTAGGGCGAACACCTAAAGCTTTTTCAATACCAGAGGCATACAAGCCTGCTTGGATCATACCGAATGGTGTCCTAGAACCTGTCTTGTAATCAACGATTACCAAGTCTTCCCCCACTTGGTAGATCGCATCAACAATAAAGCGAACTGGTGTTCCCCCGAAGTGAACATCTGCTGCCCATTCGATTCCAGGACGACCATCAGGCATCGTAGCAATTTTCCAACCAGAAGACTCGTACCATTTCTGGTACGCCTCTACCTGCTTGAGCCCATCGCTTTGCCAGAACGATAGATCTTCTCCGTCTGGACGCAAGGTGGTCTTACGCCCAGCCGTCTTCCACTCTGTCGAGGGAATACCAGATTTCTCTTCGGTCTCCTTGACGGCATCATTAAATACCTCAAGCCACTTCTGTGTCAAATCAATCGAGGTCATCATCACCTCTTATGTAATCAGGGTTATCCACAGGGGTAGGTGCAGTCATTGGCGAACCACAGTTCGCACAGAAGGAATCAAGAAACCACATGATGAGTTCGTAGTTTTGAAAGATGGCACGTATGACCTGTATGTTTGAGCCACAGTTGATACACTCATTGCTTGGTATACCACGTTGATCAATTGTCAAGTTGCTTCTTGTAAAACTCATGGTTAAGCCACTCCAGCATGGAGTGGACAGCAGAACCAGCAGCAAGATATACCGCAGGTTTCTCTGGAACCATAGCTACTTTGCTAAGATAGTATTTTTGTGGACAAGATTGCCAAGTAGATAACTGGCTATAAGACCTATGAGGGGGAAGTTCATTCATAACCAAATAATAATCTAACCAAGTGACAATCTTAGGTAACGACACACCTGTAATTTTGACCAAGAATCTGATAAGGTTGAAGGGTGGTGGGTGGGAAAGGCTCGCTCAAGGCGAGCCGTGAAAAAGAATAGGAAGACATGACATACCCTAATTGGTTTGAAGCAACTAATGCTAGACAAAACTTTGAGAAACATTTATTACCATTAGCGAACACAGCCTTACGCTGTGTTCAAATAGGTGCATATACAGGAGACGCTACTAAATGGATGGTAGATAATATTTTAAAACATGAGGTGTCTTGCCTTATAGATGTAGATACATGGCAAGGATCTGACGAACCAGTACATAAGAACATGGACTGGAATGATGTATGGAATACATATAGCGAGAAGAATAAAGAAGCTATTAACTCTGGCAAAGTTATACCGACAAGAAAAAGAAGTGATGTTTTCTTTGCCATGTCTGGCGGGGGTTATAACTTTATCTATGTAGATGGTGACCATACTGCATTTGCTGTATTGCGTGATGGCATGAATGCATATGAACAGACAGTTGTTGGTGGGCTTATTGCATTTGATGACTACACATGGAGTATGAGCATGGGTGATTTCTATGATCCAAGATATGCAATAGATACATTAATACATTTATTAAATGGACGAGTTGAAAAGATTGAAGAAAACTCTCAACTCTGGTTAAAAAAAATCCAATAAAAAAAGAGGGGGATCAATTAAGATCCCCCTCTCTTCTCGCCCTACCATTCTGGTGGAGCAACTGCGAGCGCATCCAGCGTGGCTATATTGATGCACCCGACTGCTGGGATGTCAAGGCGACGCTGCAACCCTTTTAACATTTCCTGTAGGGGAGCATCAAGCACATCATCGCCAGCAACATTAAGAGCTATACGAACCTTCGTAACTAGCTCACTTCTTTCATCTGGTCCAACAAGTGTTAATAATTTATTTGTATCCATTAAGAAATAATTTGTTCAGTGTCAATCGTTTGCAACTGAAGAGTTACTATTCCTCCGAACCCGCTCGCAAAAGTGGGAGGTGCTGCTTGCTCAAACTGAATAGCACGGATAACACAGATTCTTTCTTCTCCACTTGAAAAGTCTTGGTAGAGTACTGCTCCACCATTCTGTTCAATACGTTCAAGGTATGAGATTCGTTCCCATGGTATTGAGATTCTTGTATTGCCATTAGGGTCACGCTCCTCTTCATAGCATAGCAATGGAATAGTTAATGTTCTAGATCTTTGTGGTGCAGGTAATGCACGTATCTGCCACTCCTCAAGTATAGGAGACTTAGTAGTATCAGATGAATCTCTAGTAAAGTTAAATGTAATTTCAAAATGATCTGCTGGTGAAACATAACCAGCTAAAGTAATTTCAGTACTTGCTTCAATAGGCACAGAACCAATAGTTAATAACTGAGTACCTGAATCTTCAACTGTAAAACCAAGCGTTCCAGAACCATCTGGATCTGAGTTAATTAATAAAGATACTGGTTGTTTTTTTTCACTAGTACCCCATCTAATCCAGCCAGATTTTAAATAACCAGATGTTGCTTTAACTGTGGCTGATTCCAGCCATATTCCAGTAGATGTAGTAATAAACTTACGCCCTGTTGAACCAATAAAGGAAACTCCAGTTACTGTACTACTATCAATAACCAAGTCAGATGCATAGGCATAGCCATTACCAACAGCCTGCCCTAGATTAATTCTCCATAAACCAGTGGATCCAGAGATTGCATAATCTCTACATGCGTATACATATGATTGATCAAATGCAATGTCTCCGACATTGCCTTCAACATTAAGTGGTCCATATACAAATGATGTACCGTCTGTACCGACTGCACCTACACGAACGCCTTTAGTTGTAGCAAGAACAACAAACTCATTTAGATATAAACGAATTTGATTTAATGTTTCGCCTCTAGGTAGTTCTGCAATAATAGTTGGATCATTAATAGCAGCTAATGGAGATGACACATTGATTGTATAAGACTGTACTTTAGATACTATACCTTGTGTGTAGCCAACAATAATAGAGCCAGGCAATTCTGATATAGAGTTAAATGTTAAAGATGTATTTGGGTAAGTAAACCTTTGCTCAGTGTTAGACATAGTGGCAGGAGGAGAACCTGGGTTACGAGATAGTTCATATAAATA